GCAGACAACGCTGTTACAACTGTAAAAATTACAGACGATAATGTTACTACAGCTAAGATAGCTGACAACGCAGTTACTACTGCAAAGATTACTAATTCAAATGTTACTGCTGATAAATTAGCTTCTAATTCAGTTACTACTGCTAAGATTTTAAATGCAAATGTAACTACAGATAAAATAGCAGATAACAATGTTACAACTGCAAAAATATTAAACTCAAATGTTACAACAGCAAAAATAGCTGATGATGCAATTACTGCTGCTAAAATAGCTGACGCAGTTTTAATTACAGCTTCTGAACAATCAACATCTACACCTGATGATGTAACAGTATTTACAACGTCTGCTGCTAACAATAGATTTTTTAATGTAGATAGTTCTGAAACAATTAACTCAGGACAAGTATGGTCAGATAGTGATTCGTATATTGCAACAACAGCAGCTATAACAAATAGAATTATAGACTTAGTAGATGATGTTGGTGGATTTGTTCCAATAGCTTCTTACACAAAATTCCCTAATACTAACCCTGATCCTAATGATGGAACAGGAACAGTTGTATCTATTACAGATATGACTAGCTTTACTTATAATACAGGAACAGGTGTTTCTACAAACTCAACAACAGTTGGTGGAACTGCTGTTACTATAACTGGTATTCCTGCAACGATTGGTTCTCCAATTACAGTTGCTTATGGTTTATTAGTTGAAACAACAACAACATTAAATACTTATACTTTTGTAAGATTAGTTCCTATTGCTACAGAAGTTAATACAGTAGCTTCAATATCAGGAAACATAACTACAGTTGCTAATAATACTTCAAACATAAATTCAGTAGCTGGAAATGCCACAAATATAAATAAAGTTGCAACGATAGATTCAAATGTAACTACAGTAGCTGGTATAGCTGCCAACGTAACAACAGTTGCAGGTGATACTGCTAATATTGCTACAGTTGCAGGTAACGCAACAAATATAAATTTAGTTGGAAATAATATTACTAATGTCAATAATGTTGGTGGTTCAATAACTAATGTAAATACAGTTGCTACTAATATTGTTGATGTAAATAGTTTTGCAGATACTTATTTTATAAGTGGTACAGCACCTTCAAGTCCTACAACAGGTGATTTATGGTTTGATACAAGTGCTTCTACTATGAAAGTTTATTCAGGTTCAGGTTGGCAAAATGCTGGTTCTTCAGTAAATGGAACTTCAGCTAGATTTCAATATACAGTTTCAGGAACACCAACAACAGTATCAGGAACAGATGATAACGGAAACACTTTAGCTTATGATGCTGGTTATGTAGATGTTTATTTAAACGGACTTAAAATGCTTAACGGAACTGATGTAACAGTAACATCAGGAACTTCTATTGTCTTTGCTTCAGCTTTACAAGGATCTGATATTGTAGATATTATTGCATACGGAACATTTAATGTTGCAGCTATAAACGCATCAAACATAACTTCAGGAACTTTAAACAATGCAAGATTAAGTTCTATACCAAATTCAGCTTTAGCTAATTCTAGTGTTACTATAAATGGTTCAACTGTATCTTTAGGTGGATCAACTACAATTCCAACTGAAGTAAGACCAACTGTTTCAGGAATAAATCCTGATGTTGTTATACCAAGCGTTCAAACTGCAATCGTTATTACAGGAACTAATTATGTTTCAGTACCTGAAGTAGAAGCTGTTAATTCAACAACAGGTGCTAGAATTATGGCAGACGAAGTTGCTTTTACATCTTCAACAAGTCTTACAGCTAAATTTAATATTTCAACAAATGGTACATATAGAATTTCAGTAGTTAATCCTGATGGTAACGCAGTATTAACAGGATCATTATTAACAGTTTCAACAGGAGTAAGTTGGACTACAGCATCAGGTTCATTAGGAACATTTGGTGGTGGTTCAGCAATTTCTGTAACTGTAGCTGCAACAGCAGATAGTACAATAACTTATTCTATATTATCAGGAACATTACCTGGTGGATTATCTTTAAATTCAAGTACAGGTGTGATAAGTGGTACAGAGACAGGATCTTCTGCTGATACGACTTTTAACTTTACTATAAGAGCTACAGATGTAGAACTTCAAGTTGCAGACAGAGCTTTCTCAATAGGTTTAACTTTTGCAATAAACAACTCAGGACAATTTAACTAGGAATATATTATGGCAACAACTTATTTATCAAGAACTTTAGGAACACCAACTAATAATAAAAAATGGACATTTTCTTGTTGGCTTAAATATACTAGATATAGTGGTACTTACCCAAATTCAGAAGCACCATTCTTTCATGCAGACGCAGGAAGTACAACTTCTTGGAGTTTTATTGGATTAGATGAAGCAAATCAATTAATTCTGCAAAACAGAATATCAAGTGCTAATGTAGGTTATATAATTTCAAATGCAAAACTACAAGATGCAGGAGCTTGGTATAATGTTGTTGCTGTATTTGATAGTTCAAATTCAACAGCAGCAGATAGACAAATTTTATATTTGAATGGTGAAAGAATAACATCATTTACTGGTGAAACACAAGCACCACTAGATACTGCTTCAAATATAAATAGTGCCATTGAACATAGAATAGGCAGAGGACATGGACATTATGGGTCTAAATACTTTGGTGGTTTAATGACCCATGTTAATTTTATAGATGGAACAGCTTACCCAGCTACAGCATTTGGTGAAGTAGATTCTACATCAGGAATATGGACAGCAAAAACTACACCTTCAGTAACTTATGGAAATAATGGTTTCTTTTTAAAAATGGAAAATGCAAGTGCTATGGGTACAGACAGTTCAGGTAAATCAAATACTTTTACAGTATCAGGAAGTCTTACAAAAAATCAAGACACACCTAATAATAATTTTGCTACAATGAATCCTTTAGATAACTATTTTGCTGGTGGAACTTTCTCTAATGGAAATAATACAATTATATCAAGAAATACTGGTTATAGTTATAATACATCAACAGTAGGAGTTAATACTGGTAAATTTTATTGGGAATGTAAATGGTCAGCAACTCCAACAGGGAGTGGACTTGCAGTACAAATTGGAATAGCTAAAAGACCAACTGCAAGTACATCGGATTTTTTAGGGTCAAACTTATATTCTTATGCTTATTTTGGAGATGGTAATATCAGACATAATGATTCAACAGTTATAACTTATAATAGTTATGCAATTGGCGATATTATAGGGATAGCTTTAGATATGGATAATAATCGTTTGTATTTTTCTAAAAATGGAACTTTTGAAAATTCATCAAACCCAGCTAATGGAACTAATCCAATATCAATCTTAGCACCTAATAGTGTAAATGCGGATAGCGGTGTTTATTTTGCAGGATTTGGAGATGGTAATAATAGTTTACAACAAACTGCACAATTTAACTTCGGCAACGGATATTTTGGCACAACTCCAGTATCTAGTGCTGGTACTAATGCTTCAGGTAACGGAATATTTGAATATGATGTTCCTACAGGTTATACTGCACTCTCAACAGAAGGATTAAATTCATAATGGCTTATACAACTATACCAAAATCATCAGATTATTTTAATATTGTACTTTATACAGGTACTGGTAATGCACAAACTATTTCAGGAGTTGGTTTTCAACCTGATTGGTTATGGCAAAAAAGCAGAAGTGCCTCACAAGACCCAAGATCATTTGATGTAGTAAGAGGTGGTAGTAAACTTATTTATCCTAGTTTAACTAATGCTGAAGCAACTGATGCACAATTAATTACATCATTTAATGCTGATGGTTTTACTATGGGAACATCAGGAACTAATGCTAATGATAATACAGTTACTTATGTAGCTTGGAATTGGAAAGCTGGAACGTCATTTACCAATGACGCAAGTGGAACAGGTATTGGAAGTATAGATAGTGCAGGAAGTGTATCAACTACTTCAGGGTTTTCGATTGTTAAGTGGACAGGTACAGGTGCAACAGGAACTATTGCTCATGGATTAGGAGCAGTTCCAAGAATGATTATAGTTAAGTCATTAGCAAACACTACAAATTGGATGTGTCAACATGCATCAATAGGAAATGCTAAAGAATTTTATCTTAATAATGCTTCAGCGGCAGGCAGTTCAACTGCTTGGAATAGTACAACCCCAACATCAACTGTATTTTCGGTAACAGGTGGTGCAGGTGATGGAGTAAATGCTAGTGGTGATTATATAGCTTATTGCTTTTCAGAGATTAAAGGGTATTCAAAAATAAGTTCTTATCTTGGGAATGGATCAGCTACTGATAATACTTTTGTTTACTGTGGTTTTAAACCAAAATTTATATTGCACAAGGCTGTTGATGCAGGTGAAAATTGGTTACTATGGGATTCACCAAGAAATACAGCAGTTAATTCTAATGGAAACCCAACACAAGTAATATTTGAACCTAATGGTGCTGGTGCAGAAAACAATACTACTGCAAGAGCAATAGACTTACTTAGTAATGGTTTTAAAATCAGAGGTAACAATCCAAACTTTGGTGGTAGTGGTACAAATTATATTTTTATGGCTTTCGCAGAAGAACCTTTAGTTTCAACAAATGGAATACCAGCAACAGCAAGATAATTATGACAAAAGCAAGAATAATAGCAGATGTATTTAATGACGCAAACACAGCAGACAATCTAGTTCAGCTAGATGGTTCTTCAAGATTACCTGCTGTTAATGCTAGTCAATTAACAAACTTAAATATTATCTACCCAACAATTTCAGGTATCTCACCATCTACAGTTACTAATGTTGCAACTAATATTGTTATCACAGGAACTAACTTTGTTATTACTCCTAGTGTAGAATTTATTTCAACAACTGGTGCTATCATTACACCTAACTCAGTAACTCAAAATAGTGTTACACAATTAACTGCTAACGTAACTATACCTACTGACGGAACATACTTCACTAGAGTTGAATTACCTTCAGGACTTGCAGTAAGAACTTCTACAGCTTCATTAACAGTTTCAGACGCACCTGTTTGGCAAACATCTTCAGGATCATTAGGTTCTATTGCAAAAGGTGGAACTGCAAACTTTACTATTTCTGCGACTTCTGATAGTACAGTAGCATACGCTATTGCGTCAGGATCTTTACCAACTGGAGTAAGTTTAAATACTTCAACTGGTGCAATTACAGGAACTGAAAGCTCAAGTATTACAAGTGAAACAGTTTATAACTTCACAGCTAGAGCTACAGATTTAGAATCACAAAGTCCTGCTGATAGATCTTTTTCTATTACAGTAACAGTAGGTGCTACAGGTGGAGGACAATTTAACTAATGGCTAGTACATATATAACAAGAACACCAAGTTCAGCAGGAAATAGAAGAAAATTCACAATATCAATGTGGGTTAAAAGAGTAAAATTAGGTGTTGACCAATGGTTAGTTCAAGCAGGTGCATCAGGAAGTGAATTTGATATTAGATTTACAACTTCTGATACATTAAGATTTAGTACATGGGATGGTTCTAATGGTTATGGAATGATAACAACTAGAGTTTTTAGAGATACTTCAGCTTGGTATCATTTAGTATTTCAGTATGACACAGCACAAGCAACAGATACTAATAGAAATAAAATTTATGTAAATGGCGAACAAATAAGTCCAAGTGATACATCTGCTTATAATGCTGGTAAGCATCCACCACAAAACTATGATAATCCATCTTGGAATAATACAACAGCATTTAGAATTAATGATGTAACATGGACTTCATCATCACCAAAAGATGCAGTATATTCACATATTCATCACACAGATGGTTATGCTTATGACGCATCAACTTTTGGTAGCACAGACAGTACAACTGGTGAATGGAAAATTAAAACATCTCCATCAGTTACATACGGAACTAATGGTTTCTTTATTTTAAAAGATGGTAATTCAGTAACAGATCAATCAGGTAATTCTAATAACTTTACAGTAGGTGGTGGTACACTAACTAATACTGAAGATTGTCCTAGTAATGTTTTTGCTACTTTAAATCCATTAATAGTTTTTGCTAACACAAGATATAGTAATGGTAATTTAACTGCTGGTAGAAATTCAGGAGAACCATGGGGTAATGCTTTAAGTACATTAGCCATGAGAGGTAGTGGTAAATTTTATTGGGAAAATAGATTAGATAGTTCTACAAATGGTTCAGGACATAATCCTTTACAAGTAGGAATACAAAGTTTTAATGATGGTTCAGATGCAACTTTTGCAGATTTACAAATAGATGGTGGTTTAGCTAATTCTACATTTGGAGCTTCAAATTATATTTGGAGAAATCAAGGTGGTGCAGTTACTAAATTTCACAATACAACTTCAACAACTTGGGGTGTAGCAGTTACACCTAATAATATTATTATGACAGCTTTTGATGTAGCAAATGGAAAAATTTGGTGGGGAAGAAATGGTACTTGGTTTTCTAGTGGTAGCTCTGTTGGTGATCCTGCAAATGGAACTTACGAAGCATTTTCAGGAATATCAAC